AACTTGTTCTCTACTTACTCCATCTTTAATCTTAAATGGATTTTGATATGGAGAACCTTCTAGTTTATAGTTAGCATTATCAATTGGACGGCCGATATAAACTGAGTTTTCAGGTAAGTCTGTTTTAGTAAGTTGTTGACCAGCAACCTTCATAGTTCTAAGATTAAGAACTTCTTGGGTTGGGCGAGCAGCACTAGGAGTTATCATTAACTCTTGAGCAATCTTATCTACATAAGCATCGACTGCTTCTTGGCCAGCCTCAGTAAACTCTTTAGCACTTCCGATTGCAGCAAAGTTAGTATAGACTGGGATATCTTCAAAGTCGATAATCTCCCAGTTCTCACCCTTTGGCACGAACCAACGGCCAGACTTCTGGTCAAATACGTATACTGGTTTGCCTAGTTTCTTACCAAACTCTACAGCCCAACCAGTTCCACCTTTAACACCGCTAGGAGTTAAGTAGCCAATAGCCACTACTGCCTCAGATTCATTTACCTGATAGTAGTTACGGCGAATTAAATCGGCAGAATACTTATTCTTAGGTGGGAATGAGCGACCCATCTTCTGGTTAATGCTCATAATAAATGGGTCATTAGCCTGTAATTCAATATCATCGTGGTCTAGTTTCTTACCACCGCTTACCTTATGGTCAGCAAAAGAGTGTGCTATAGTCTCAAAACCATAGCGTTCGCCAGACTTAGCCCATGCAGTGTCGGCACCAACAGCACCGCCAGACTGTAAAGTAACCCTAGTACCTGCAGCAATTGGTACGTTATTAATACCACCAGTGCGCATCTTGCTAATTAGTTCAGGACTAAATGGAGTTTCTACAGCATAAACACCATCATACTTACGCAGTACGCCAGTTAACCAAGCAGCACCTTTGATATCATTAGTGATACCCATTGCCTGTGCAATCTGAATATAGGTGCCTTTAAGAATAGTTAAGCGTTCTTCTGGGGTAGCACGAACAAACTCACCTTGTAGAGCACGGGCCCAGAACTTAGGGTAAACAACACGTGCTAATTCATAGTAAGTATTGGCAGTCTTCATGACGTTTTCGTCGCTAGTATAAACGACAGGATTAAGCGGCATGCGCTCAATAAGTCTAGTAAACTTACCAGTAATCTTATTCTGCTCGCGTAGTTTTTCAACGAAAGTAATGTCAGCACCATTCATGATATCATCAGGAGTTAGGGCTGATTCACCAAGGCGAGTAATTACATTAAGTGCATCTTCTTCACTAAGTAAATCGCCTGCTTCTTTTCTAAAAACAGCAGTTTCTGGGGCCTTGCCATGAATGGTATTAATCATTCTACGACGAAACTCTACGCCAACCTTGCGTCTAAAGTTCCAGATAGGCATAGCAGATACGTTAATACGCTGTTTACCTGAGAGTAATGTACCTACATTGTCTGCATTACTAAAGAATACCTGTGCTGATGCAGCATCATATACTTTATTCTGACGTAGCATCTGTGCCATTGGCCGTGCAATATCGCCATACAGTTCATAGAACTCTTCAAAGGCTTTAGCATCGCCTTCATCCCAACGCTTTACTAAACCACCTACGCGATTCCAGATATCTTGGACACCTTGCTTAGCGAATAGTTTATCTACACGTGCTGAGTTGGTTTGAATAATAATTTCTTTGGTAACGCCATCAGCATCAACGATTGTTTTAGTTGGTAACTTCTCAATACCAGCACCAGGCTCTAGTAATTGACGTAGATTACGGGTACCTTTAGTAACACCTAAGCCAGCAAACTTAATACCAGTACCTACACCACCAGTTAACCAGGTCAATGGGTCAAAAGCAATTTGATATGCTAAGTCAACGGTGCCTGAGATGCGGTCATATAGGAAACGCTTTACGCCATGCTGTCCTGCTTCTGGACGACCGCCCAATAAAGCCATCAATCCACGTGCAGCAGCACGTCCTGGACTAATCTTAGCGTCATTGTATTCTGAAATAGCGTCATTAAATACTTCATCGCCATTCATAAAGCGTTCATACGCTGCAAACTCGGCGTCTGTATTTAATTCTAAAAGGATTTCTCCAGGACTCTTTAAAGTTGCTGCTAAACGAGCAATCTTAGAAACCGCTGGACCATAGAAGTCGTCTACACCTCTAGCAATTTCTTCATTAAAGTATGCTTCACCATTGTAAACATCATCCCAAGTAGCACCAGTGTTACGAATCTTTGCATCAGCAAACCTAAAAGCAGAACTTAAAAAGTTGCTATAGTTCTGAGCACCAGTAAATAGACTGCCAATGGGGTTAGTAAATATCTCATATGGTTGCCAGCCCTTTTTATCTTCAACTGGAGCACCATATTCAACATTAAACAATTGTCGTAGGAACTCTTGATGTTCTACTTCGAGTGCACTAAAAGCATTCTTAGCAGCATCAGGGTCCATGTTGACAAGTTGTCGATGCTTATTAGCAAACCAAGCAAATTCATTTACCTGATTTGCTTCGTTACGAGTCAGATAAGATTGTTTGGCAGCAACATAAGAGTTTGGCAATGTCTTCCAAACTATGCTGTTTAATCCTAGGTCGTCTGCCACTATTCACCTTACTATAGATTTCTATCCATTAAAAACTGCGCTATTGCATTTGACTCGCCAGATTTATCATTAGCAGCAATCTGCATAAAGACTTCACTTAATTTGCGGTCTGGCTTTTCAAAGCCTAAAATCTCTGGACCTGGTCCAGGGCCAAACGGCATACCAACTTCTGGCGGTTCGTCTGGTCTTTGAGTTGGTGCTGTTAGTCCAACTATCGGGGGTAGTTCCCTTGGCGTTGCAGCCATAGGGGTTGGGGCTTGTGATGCTGCTGCCATTGGCGCAGCCTGTTGTAGCCCCATAAGTTCCTGTCCTTCCCCATAGGGCCCGCCACGCATGTAGCGGGCACCTTGGGATGGACCACCGTCAGTACGTCGTGATAACGCACCTGGGCCAGAAACAGGGGCTGGCTTTGCGGGTCTGCGATAGCCGCCTCTTTGTTCTGCCATTTACTTCTTCTTACCTCTTGTAACTTTCTTTGCTTTAGTCTTAGGCATTGAGCCACCACGGGCTGCCATTGCTTTATCTTTATTAAGCATAGCCTTGCCCTTTGATACGCCACGGTTAAACTTCTTTGCGGCAGGTGTTGATGCCTTTGCTCCAGAACTAATGGCACGACGCATTAGTGCGCCACGTAGGCCTTTACGTTCTGATTTAATACCGTACTCGATACCCACTTTTTCATTTGGGTCCATTGGTTTTCTTTTATTTGGCATTACTTCTTCTTTGACATGTTGATGTATTTAATACGATTGTAAGGCGTGCTAGTGCGGATACTTGTTCCTGCAGCCTTCTTCTTTAATTTATCAGAAGCCTCAACCTTCTTAACGCCAGCCTTTTCAGGTTTTGTTCCACCGCGTTTTGCTGCTGCAACTTCTTGTTTTTTAATTGACTTGCCATATTGCTTAGCGGCAAGTCGTTGAGCGCGAGCCTTTGGTCCAACTCTTTTACCAGCATTCTTTCCAGAACCACGTGCCTGCATTGCTAGTTCACGTTTGGTGTCACTGACAGATTGTTTTGGTCCTGGCTTTTCGTCTGTCTTTTTTGTTCTACGAATTGGCATTGCCATTGTTTATCTCCTTGCAGATTGGTGGACGACCTGTACTACGCCACCGCTATTGATATCATATTTCATTGCTATCTCTACAGCGGTCTGTATATCAGCACCCGCTTCGAGTGCTCCTACGGCGTAGTTGCCACCACTACCTGCTCCGTAGAATCCGTTCTCATCACGGAGTACCGTGAAGTCTGAGGCTATTGAAAACAATTGGCCTCTAATTGCGATAAGGGCATCTATACCACTATCGTCTTTGCTGTCGGACGAATCCTTCCAGCCACCATCTGCTAATGCTTTACGCATTGATGGAATAACCTTTGATACTACAAAGCCGTATAAGTCACCAGATACATTACACTTAGGTGGCTTCCAACTGTAGTTTAGAATATCTGCTGCTCTGCCGTCACCAGCCACTGCAATTAAATATCCGTTACGCTCTACAATCTTGTCGATACCGAACGAATTGAACGGCCGCTCACCCCAAGTTGTTTGTGAATCTGCTGCAATTACACAACCTGTCTTATGCTGCATACCAGCAATTGTGGTCATGTTATGCTCCTAGTTGCGCTAGCAATCCTTCTATGCCGCCAGGTGGGCCACCCATCGGTGCACCCATTGGTGCTCCTGGAGGTGCAGGTGGTCCTGCTTGTTCGGGGGCTGGTGGTGCTTCTGGTGGTAACTCTGGTTCTACTGGCTTAAAGACATCTAGCACAGCATCCTCAATGGCTTTGCCATTTCTACGCTGGTCAATAACTTGAGCAATCTTCTCAATCATTGGCGTTGGGTCTACACCCTGAGATGCCATGGCTGGAATTACTTGCGCTAGTGCGCCAATAGATGCAGCCAATGCTTCACGGTTCTTCTCAATGTCAATACGCTCTTGTTCTTTAGATACATTCATTGACCATGGTAGTTCACGCATTACGAAGTCTTTAGAGACTAGACCTGCACCTAATGCCTGTAAGGAGAAGATAAGGGCACGGTTTGGGTCGAGCCCAGACATCAAGCCATAACGTACTTCCACGCTATGGTCGCCCTTGATGTCTTTACTTGGGCGATACTTAATTTCATAAGGAGCACCTTGGTGCAAGCCCCTTACTGTCTTTTCAAAATCAAATAGTGATTCGTCGACTTTAAAGCACAGGGCAATTACGTCTTCAAAGGTGTCAGCAAGCACTTGCTGTCCTGCTTTAATCTGCGTGTCAAATCCGCCCATCAAAGCCTGTACACCTGAGCCAGTGATAATGCTGGCATCAATCTGTCCTGTGCGTCCTTCTGGGTAGCGAGCACCAAGGCGCATTTCCTGTTGTAACAGGGCCTGTTCGGTAAACGCACCAGTTGGTAGTTCTAGACCTACACGGCGGATACCTTGAGGATTCTGGCTACGAAGCACAGCATCTGGACCGAACGCAAACTCCTGAACGTCGCTTGGAACTGCGAGTGGAGCCTGCACGGATTTTTCGGCTGCTTCCATAGCCAGAAGACTAAAGCGAGCACGGGCCAGTTGAACCCACATAATGTCGTCGAACTGGCCTCGTGGCTCGTCGTCAATACCTGGTTTGAATGCAACACGTACTAGCATTTCGCCCATCGGATTTTCAATCCGACGTAGGACTAAATCGCCACGTGCGGGTACAAATAGAACCTCTTGGTCTTTGTCACGGTAGCGGACTAACTCAACAAGTGCGTTATAATCTACCATGCTACGGCCTTGACGGCCGATTAACTGAGATTCATATTCTGGGAAATCTACAATTAGTTCGCCCAGGGTTTTGACATATCTTTTAGTGAAGGACACACATCTGTTGTAGCGGTCAAATTCTGGGTAAGAACCCACTGGATTTTCTACACGGATGCGCGGCAACCCAGATTCCGTATCTGGCTCCACAACTATGGGTAAGAACCCATAGGTTAAATACCAGTCTGCACCCTGATACATCTGGGTTTGCAGTCTGGAATTCTGTACATAATTGTTTGCAATCAATGTGCGCTTGTCAGCGAATTGCTTTGCTTTGTCAGAGGTAGTATTGGTTGTTGAGCAGTTTAGTGATGGCATAGGTGCCAATACCTCTGCTAAGTCACGTGCTGCAACATCGACAAAGTTTGCCACCATTGGAGCAGACATGCCGTCTGGGAAGAAGTCTGGTGCGATAGAAGCCATCTGGCCTTTACGCACAGCAGTGATGTCACCCATGCGAGCATCTCGCCCAGCGTTGCGTGCTTTAAGCCCAGCAACTTTATGGGCAATCTGTTCTATTGATAGCATTCTTTTCCTAAATTACCATTGGTTGAAATTGTGAAGCATACTCCTCGTCTAGATTTACTACAGCCTGTTGGCCGCGGCGATATCTAGATGAGAATCTATTACTGAGGTGGCTTACGTTGAATGATGACTGTTGTAACCATTCGCGGATTCGTAGTTCACAGAACCACAAAGCCATTACAGTATCAGTAGCCTGTCGCTTTGGGGCGTCTGGTTTCCAAGTTATTAACTGGTTGACCAGAGCCTTTACACCCTCTGAGGCTGTGGTAGATGGCAGTTCAATCAGATTATCTTTTTGGTGCTCGCCATCTTTGACAGTACCAAACAGGGCTGACATAGCAGCCACACCAAAGCCAGTATCCCACTTGTTGTTGCCAGTGAAGTGTTCACGTAGTGGAACACCCATGTTAGCCAAGAAGGTTACTAGTCCTTCATCACGGGTGAGGTAGGTCTGGAAGGCGTTCTTTTCAACGCGCAGTTCATGCGGTCGATATTTCTGAACCCACTCACTAATTAAATCGCGAATTTTTTGGGGGGTAGGGTCTGTCATGTTGTGAACATCTAGGATGTAGCGTTGGCTAGTTTCCATATCGACAGCCACTACTACCGCAGCGGTAGCACCAACCATAGCAGGGTCAATACCCATTACTACACGCATGCCAGGCTGAACAATTTTAGTTGTGCCTGCGCGCCTACCAGCATTGATAGAGCCTACTACAGCAGCAGGGGGGAAGATTGAGTCTTCCTGTACATCTTGCTGTTGGTAAACCATAGCCCAAGTGCCAGGGCCTACTTCGCCTCTGCGCTGGTATAGTTGCCTGCCGTCCCACTTAGACCATAGGCCTCGCTCATTAGGAGGTAAGTCTTCGTCACCTTCCCATGGCCTATCAGATTCTGGCCAGAGCGTTACCCAGTCTTCGGGCTTGTCAGCAAACTCCAGCACGGCTGGCATTGCTAAATAAGTGAATGGCGACTTACCGTGGCTCCAGTGGTCAGGGTTACGAATTTCGCGGTATAGGTCATTAGGGGCTACGCGTGTACCCATGATAAGCAACTTACCATTTTTGCCCAGACGGGTAATAACCATCTTCTGTAGCCAGTTAAGTTGCTTCTGCCACTCATGTGCATTCTCGGTTGTAACGATGTCATCAAGAATGATTAAATCGGCCCGTGCGCCATAAATCTGTCCTCCAACACCTAGGGCCTGTAGGGTTGGGTCTTTGGCCTCTGAGTCTCTTGAACCTTGGCCAAGATATACCGTGTCGACTTTCCAAGTCGCAGCGTCTTCTTTCCATCCGCCGTCAGGCCCATATACGGCCTGTAACTTCTCATAGCGTGGATGGCTAAGTCTTTCTTTGATACCATAGACGAACTCCCTGGCCTTTTCTCGCGTCTTAGAGACAATGATGATTTTGACATTGGGGTTCGTGGCAATCCGATAGGTGGCATAGTTGATAGTCACCGTGGTGGACTTGGCGTGCTCAGGGGGCACGTTGACAAGAAGGCGGTTAGGGTTGCCAGCATCATAGGTCATGGACTCATGGAGCCAGCGGGGCTCCCTACCCTCCAGTACGTCTATCCAGTCTAACTGGTGGGGGAACAAACTGATGTTTAAAAAATTTTTTGAAAATGACTCAAAGTCTATTTTGCGGGCATCTTCTAGTTCAGGGCCTCTGGCCTCTGCTCCCTCTGCCAATGCTCGCTCAAGGGCCGCCGCAAACTTGGGGGTCTTCATCCAAGTCTTGAGGGTATCTGATTTTTTGCCCATTTCGGAGATGACCTTAACTGGGTCTGCTCCTGCTGAAACTAATTCTAATAATTTGGCCTGGTCTTGTAGCCTTTGCTGGACCAAGTGATGTTTATCGCCTTTGCTAGCGACCATGTGGTTTCCCCCTTCGGGCTCACTATCGTTCGCCCTACCCCCTTCATAGAGCCTCTCCCTAAGAGAGGCTCTTATAGCCCCTCCCCCGCTCGCAAGCCGTAGGCTTGCTC